ATATAGCGTTGCTTAATCATCACCATTCCGCCGTTGCGTTGATCACCAGTGCCGGAAGTATTGCCCTCAATGCAATAGACGCTCGTTGCGCCGACCTTGACCACAATTCCAATGTGACTGATGCGATCAATGCCATCGTGTGGAAAGTCCATAAAGCATAAATCTCCAAGCTGCGGCTTATCCTCAATCCAGCGTCCAAGCTCTTTCATCTTATGAGCTCCGGCAGCCGTTGAAACCATTGAAGGAATCTTGACTTTTGCCTGGTCAAAGACCCAGTTGCAGAAGGATCCGCACCATGGCAATCCGTCGGCCTTTGTAAACTTGCCGTACTTTGTCAGATTCTCGCCAGTCTCAATCGTGCCGACTTCAGCTAGTGCGACTTCTATGATCCGAGCAGCAGTGCCTTCTGGATATTGGCTCATGGTGCAGTTGGAAACTTTGCTTTCTCTGGATCTCCACCTTGCGCTGGCAAATCTCTTAACGCTTGGCGATAAGCAGCCCAAGCCACTTTGTCGGTTGGTGCATCTGTGTGCATTGTCCAATCTGACGCAGCAAGTTGAGCATCACGCCATAACCTAATCTGCTCCCATTTCTGTGCATTAGTTGCATCTGGAAATTGTGCATTGAATGTGAATGTCATAATTACGCCGCCTCATAACTAAAGTTGCAAGAAATAAAATCACCATTGCCCCAAGTGTGTGGGATTGTTGCAGATAAATCGGCAAAACTTCCATAAGCCGTGCTAGTGACAAGAGCACCAACATAAATAAGACTGCCATCTGAAAGTGTTGTACCTACATTGTATCCAACACCAGTTCGCAGAAATGTTGTAGTTGTAGTCTCAACAAGAGCAGACTTAGCCGTAACTGGTAATGTAAAATTAACATTTCCAGTAATGGCTGAAGTTGAACCTAATGTAAACTTAAAACTTCCAGTCACAAACTTTCCACTTTGTGCATAACGCGCAACAGTTGTTCCGTTGCCTGCGGTAATGCCTGTCAATGTTGGTGTCCAAGCCGCATAAGTTAAACCGCCTGATGCCGCTGCCCAAGTCGGCACACCGCCTGCCACGGTCAAAACCTGACCAGTAGAACCAACGGCCAAACGCGTGTTGGTGTTTGCAGTTGCCGATGAATAAGCAAGATCGCCAAGTGTTGTTCCAGGTTGCAACGCTTTTAGACGTGTATCAACGCCCTGAAGTGCAACGTCAAAGTCGGCTGGGAGATCCGTTACTAAATCGGTCGGCGTCGGGAGAACAAAACCGTAGTTTGTCGTTGGATTTGCCATAAGTGTTTCCTTTCGTTATGAGACTATTGTGGCATATTGCCACTCTAATGTCGGCGACACGGTATTCCATGCTTCCGTTATTGGCACATCGTTCCATCGCATGGCTTGCAGTGAATAGGCCAATGGCGACATGAGAAGAGTGATGTCGAGTTGATTGTAGGAAGCGCGGAAAGTCCAGCCTTCGACGAAGCCCTGGAAGGTTCCCGACGACATATTTGGCGGAAGGTCATTAAGAGCTATTGGCTGACCCATAAAGATATTTATGAGGGCATTACGATCGCTATTGTCTAGCTCTGGATTGGTCAAGGCGTAAGTGATGGAATCAAAAATTGGCTGCGGATAAGCTCTCAGTGCCAAATAGAACGCGGCTTGATCTACGGCATCATGCGAATGTCGCAATGTTGTTGTAAAGATTTGTGATAAATCGCCATAAAGTGCAATCGATGCTGGATCTGTGTCGCTGACCTGATTAGATGAGTTTTGGCCGTAGCTGATAGTGATGTCATTTCTGACATCGCCTGCCCTTGTCTTAATAGTGATGCCTTGCCCTAAAGCGTGATTGGCAGTGAGATCTGTGTATCCGTTAGCTGCAAGGTAATTCGTTCGATGTGTCGAATCTGCATAGGAGATAAGGCCAAAGGCGTCTTCATATAAATAACCTAATCCGCTACTGGCGAGCGCGGCGACTAAGTCATAGATAATGATGCGATCTGATGAGCGTTGTGCCAACTCATAATTGCCTGGAGTGTCAATTTCGCCCAGTCCGTTATTTTCAGCATCTTGCCATTGAACAGTCGGATCATAAGTCGCCCACGTAAGAGCTGCTGGAACCTGTTGCCACTGCGCAAAGAGCACTTCGCGCAAGATTGTTTCTATCTGGTCGCCGTCAAAGTCGTGAGATAAGACGCCATCTGTGAGTGCCTTCTGGAGCCTTGCAAGGGCTCCCAGAGCCGTGATGGTGACTTCTTGAGTGTAAGCCGTTGAACCGACCTGAGAGACGCTCACAGAGATGTCCACGATTGAGCCGCCAAAGATTGGCACATAAACCGCCGATGTGTCCTGCACTTCGATCGAGATTGTGTCGTTGATTTCGTAAGGTAATGCGGCTTGACCAAAGACGATTAGATTGACTGAGCAATAACCGGCTTGAGCTTGCTCATAGATATTCGTGCGCCCTGATGTAATCGTCAGATTGGCCAACACCGAATCGGTGACATCAACGCCAGCGATTTCAACGCGCCAGACTGGAGCCCACTGCGTCATTAGATTGCCTGAAGAGCAGAGGCTCCGCCTGTGCCACGATAAAAGGAATCATTAAGAGTCTTGACGATTGTGCGTGCAGTGCCTTCAGCATCGATTGCGCCATTGACTGTAAGATTGATCCGGGCAGCGTTTTGAGAATCTGTAAATCCGCCACCGCCTTGAGCGATTAGACGAGCTGCATTCTGTGAATCGGTAAAGGCTCCACCTGCTCTAGCTGCACTAGCAACCGCCGTGGCGATGCCTGACGTTACTTTGGACGTTGCACCGCCACCACTACTGCCACCAGAACCGCCTGAGCTTCCGCCACTTATATTTCCACCTGCACTGCCGCCACTTAATCCGCCACCGCTAATAGCTCCGGGTGCGCCACCCACTGCAAATTGTGTTTCGCCCTCATTTCTATTTGCCAGAGCATTTCCAGCAGCTAGAACACCAGCCGCAAGTGCAACGGCTCCAACACCTAATAATGGATTCAGTGCGAATGCAGTAGCAATACCAGCCAGAATCGCCGATGCTTTCAAAGCGTTATATGCAGTAATCAATGTCTTAATCAATGCAATCGTGGCCGTCACTCCGGCTGCAATCTTAGAGACGACAAAGACTGTTCCAATCACAACGGCTACTGCAATCAATTCATCTTTTAGATCTATGACTGTATCGATTACGCCTCTGACTTTTTTGCCCCATTCAACGGCTTTTTTCTGTGATTCTGTAAGACCTTCGGCCAAACTATCTTGGCCAGTTAATCCTGCGACAAATGACTCTACGGCCGGAACTACTGACACAATAATAAAATCTGCTAACTCTTTAACGACTGGCAATAAAGCTGCACCGATTGCTTCTTTAGATTCATCGACTGCGATTGATATTTGCTTAAACTTAAACGCAGCAGTTTCAGATTGATTTTCAATAAAGCCGTCAAATGTTTTATTGAGTAACTGTTGCGTTTCATCAAATGTCATAGTCTTAAGCGTTGCAGCGTCGATGCCAATGCCTAATTTGCCAAGTGCAGTATTTGATCCTTCAAAGCTCTTTGCAACGGCGTTTGTCACCGCTTCCAATGGCTTGCCCGTTGCCACAGATATTTCTTGGCTTAATGTGAGCAATTCTTGCGACTTGGTCAAATCTCCAGTTGCACGCAATAGGCGAGACAAGGCCGGACGAATGACATCATCGGTTGTAGCCGTTGCGATGCTTTGTGCCGTGACATATTTATCGATGCCGGCAATCTGCTCCGTAGTTGCGTTTGTAGTGTTTCGGATAGTTTCTTGCAGCTTAGTTTGTGCAGTTTCATCTTCTGCTGCTGCTTTGACTGCTGCTAATGCGAACGCACCGATTGCAGCTCCGGCAATACCGAAAGCAACGGCGGCTTTTTTGCCAAAGTCTCCTACCTTGTCGGCAAAGGTTTCTACTTCTGCCTGTGAGCCTTTAATACCTTTTTTGAGATCATCAAAGTCAGCATCGAAGGTTATCTTTACCTTTGGAATGCCTGCCATTATTTGAGCCCCAAATCGTTAATAATTCCCGTGACGATAGAAATATACTCCTGCGCAACGACTGGAGTGTAGAAGTCCACGCTTTTATTCAACCAATATCCTTCGCGATTATATGGAACCTTGAATCGGTTTGTGTATTTGCGTCCTGCTCTATCAATGCCTGGACGCGATCCATATTCTGAGCCCCAAAGTAATGCACCGGCTGGAGCTTGAGTGCGTCCAACCT